CCCGGGCCGCGCCGACAAAGTACAGCGTTTGCATTTGGTCGCCAACATCATCGCACACGGCCGCGTCTACGTGCCCGAATCGCTCGTCCATCCGGGCCAACCGCGCGACTGGGCAGAGCCGCTAGTGAGCCAAGTGTGTTCGTTCCCCGAAGCGGATCGGGACGACTTGACTGACACGCTGTCTCAAGCGTTGCGACTGCTGAAAGACATGTCGTTCCTGCAAATCGATCCGATCCCACCGGACACCGAGTTCGTGGACGACGAATATCGACCCAACCGAGGCAACCCTTATGCCCAGTAACCTACTTGACGACTTCCTGCAAGGTATCGATCCGATCGACGCGGCCACGCTGTTGGCCGGTATTCGCAATTCGGTGCCGCTCGGCATGCTGTTTCGCTCGGGTGAACTTGGACCGGACGAAATGACCGAACTGAACGCGGTCAACCCGCGTCGTGCTCCGGCCGCCGCGCCAGCTATGGACCCTGCCGAGTCGAATCGCCGAGCGCAGATGGATTTCGAGATGCAGTACCCCGACCCACGCCTTCGCGAGTTGCTGATTGCCGAAATGCTGAAGCAATCGCGTGATCCGTTCAGCAAAGCAACCGCTACACGACGCCGCGATTTCGAAGAGGCACCAATGCGTGCCGACCAGTTCATGAGTGCCGCACCAAAGCGCAAGAAATTCAATAAGGGCGGCGGCGTGAAGAAAACGCTCGACCAGATGATGGCGGAGATGGCGCAAAAAGGCACTAAGGTAGCTGACAAGCCGGACCTCGCACGCCGTGGATTTCTCGGCCTTGGTAAGGCGTCGGATTTCCCACTGGCCAAGATGGACACCAAAACGCTGGAGAAGATGCAGTCCGATTTGAAGGGTGCACCGGCTATCACTGAGAAATCCGTGACTATTGACCCCGGCAAAGGTGCGGCGAAGTCCACGCTAAAATCGATTAGCGAAACGCCGATGTCTCGGCGCGAGGTCTTGCAATCTGCCGCTGGGCAGGTGATGCGTGGCGTGTTGCCCGACTTGGGTGGGTTGAGTGCCATGGGCAACGTGGCCAAAGTCGCAGAGACTGCGGCCGCACCTACTGCTTTGCCGTCAAGCATGATTGCCCCGTTGCTGGCTCAAGCGGCCGAGCAAGGCATGAAGCTCAGCGATGCATTGAAATTTGTGCGTAGTAAAGTACCGAACGCGGATGAGTTATTCGAACTTGAAGAGACATTCCGCAATTACAAGAACCCATCCCGCATGGACTACGAGGACGACTTGCTTTCGCCGTCCGACGTGATGCGCGATTTGCTTGCCGCACAAGAAAAACCATCGATCATGGCCGCACGCCCCGAGCTTCGGGCGATGAGAGGCATGGCACCGAAGAAATACGAAGAATTAAAAGATGTGTCGCGTGATTTCTCGATGCAGTCGATCGAAAATGCGCTGGGGCGTGGTGTGTTGAGAGGCGAAGACGAAGTGGAAATGTTCTTGCGTGGTGACCCAAAGATCTGGGAAATTATCGGCAACCGCTAGTCGTGTTAAAATCGCACATATTAAAGGCTGACAATGGCAACTGAATTCCCACAACCGCAGACGGAAGCACCCGCAGGTCCTGAGGACACGGCGGGCATGGTGTTCGACCTCGACATGGAGGACCCGTACTCGGAGGTGGAAGAGCAACCGGACGGTTCCGCGATTGTGCGGATGGACGAATTCAAGGGGCCGGGCGACGACCAAGATTTCTACGCTAATCTGGCCGACGAGCTGGACACGTTCAGGCTGGACAAGCTCGCGACGCAATACCTCGACCTGATTGAGAAGGACAAAGAGGCACGCAAAGAACGGGACAAGCAGTACGAGGAAGGCCTTAAACGCACGGGTCTTGGGCACGACGCTCCCGGTGGTGCGCAGTTCCAAGGTGCGAGCAAGGTGGTGCACCCGGTCATGGCCGAAGCCTGTATCGATTTCGAATCGCGTGCCATTAAAGAGCTGTTCCCACCCGATGGTCCAGTGCGGACGAACATTTTGGGTAAAGTCACCGAAGAGGAAACGAAGCGGGCCGAGCGCAAACGCGATTTCATGAACTGGCAACTCACCGAGCAGATCGAGGAGTTCCGCGACGAGCAGGAGCAAATGCTCACGCAGTTGCCACTGGGCGGCTCGCAGTTCCTGAAGCTTTGGTACGACGACCGCAAGAAACGACCCTGCGCGGAGTTTGTGCCAATCGACAACATACTACTGCCTTTCTCTGCCGCGAATTTCTACACTGCACAGCGAGTGACTGAGGTGCAGGACATCACCCAGCAGGAATTCGAGTCGCGGATGGCCGCAGGTCTTTACCGCGACGTAACGTTTACTCGCGCCAGCATGGAACCGGAGCCTACGTCCCCCGAGAAGGCAAATAACAAGATCGAAGGTAGGCAGTGGAGCGACGACACGGACGGACTGCGCCGAGTGTTCCACATCTACGCGTTCATCGCTGAGGAGGACGATTCCTACTCTAAAGGCGAACTGGCCCCCTATATTTTAATGATCGACGAGAACAACTCGGAAGTCGTCGGCATGTACCGGAACTGGGAGCAGGGCGACGAAGCGATGGCGAAGCTCGACTGGATGGTGGAGTTCAAGTTCATCCCGTGGCGCGGAGCGTACGCGATCGGGTTACCACAGCTTATCGGTGGTCTCTCTGCCGCAATCACCGGTGGACTGCGTGCACTACTGGACACTGCGCACATCAACAACGCCGCAACGATGCTCAAGATCAAGGGCGCGAAGATCTCCGGACAATCGCAGACCGTTGAGGTGACGCAAGTGACCGAGATCGAAGGGGCACCGGGTGTGGACGACATTCGCAAGATCGCAATGCCGATGCCCTTCAATCCACCGAGCGAAGTGTTGTTCAAGCTCGTCGGGTTCCTTACGGATGCGGCAAAGGGTGTGGTGACCACTTCCGAGGAGAAAATCGCGGAGCTGAATGCCAACACACCAGTGGGCACTACTCAAGCGATGATCGAGCAGGGATCGAAGGTATTCTCAGCTATCCACGCTAGGCTTCACGACTCTCAATCGCGTGTTCTGAAGGTACTTCAGCGTATTAATCGCTGGTATTTGGAAGAAATGCGAATGGGCGACATAGTCCAAGAGCTGGACATCCGGCGCGAAGACTTTAATCGCAATACTGACGTGATTCCGGTGAGCGACCCGCACATATTCTCCGAGACCCAGCGGATGGCCCAGACCCAAGCGGTAATGGCCTACATGGACAAGTACCCCGATCTTTTCGATCGCCGTGCGGTAGTCCAGCGTGCGTTGAAGCAGATGAAGATACCGAACGTGCAGGAGCTGATGCCAGCGACCGCCGAGCCAATGGAGATTAATGCGGCTGAAGAGAATGCGGCGATGACGATCGGGCGTGCCGCGTTTGCGTACCCACATCAGAACCAACTGGCGCATATCCAAAGCCACCTCGACTTTGCGCTGAACCCAATGCTGGGGTCCAATCCGATCATCGCACCCGCGTTTCTACCCGCTTTCCTTGAGCACTTCAAGCAACACTTGATGCTTTGGTACCTCGGCCACATGAACGGCTATGTCGAAGAGTCACTTGGACGTCCCGTGAAAGACTACGACATTGCGGGTATCACTGGAGAGATTGACAAGCTGTACGCGTTGGCGTCCCAGCACACACAGATGGATGCAAAAGAAGCGTTTGCGAAGGTTATGCCCGCAATGCAACAGATCTTGGAGACTGTGCAGAAGCTCAAGCCGAAGCCACAGATGGACGGCTCGGATCAGGTGATCCTCCAGACATCAATGGCCGAGACCAAGCGACGCGCAGAGCGCGACGTGAAAGAGTTAGCGATACAAGAGGAGCGTCTGAAGAACGACGCACTGAGCAAAAACCGCGAACAGCAGATCAAGATCGCGCTGAACGCATCGGACAACTTGACCGAAGAGCGGATCAAGACTGCAGAATTGACGCAAGACGCGGAGATTCTGAAGAGCGAGCAGGAGCAAACTGCATTAGCCGCGCAAGAGAGCGCACAACGAACTTTAGGAGTGTAATATGGCTACCAACGACTCTGCCCAAATGGGCCAAGATGTACCTTACCACAAGCGGATAGCGATGGGCGCGAAGCTCGATGGCTCCTCGCTCGGTGCGAAAGAATCCACGAAGACGCCCAGTGCGCCCAAGCGTGGTGGTGGGGCACTAGCGCAAGCGAAAAAGAAATAATGCGGTACGTCAGCGACCTCATTGGTGCTATTGAGGGGCGCAAAGCGGCGATCGCGCAGTCACTGGTGCACGGCAATGCCGTCACTTTTGAGGCCTACCAACGCTTAGTTGGCCAGCACCAAGGGCTTGAAGAAGCTCTGGTAATTTTAAACGACCTTTTAAAAGAGGAAGACAGTGATGAGTGATACACAACCGGTAGCTTCGAATGAAGCCGCGTTGCAGGAAGCATTTCCAGCAGTAGACCCCGGTGCATTACCTGTAGGTGGACGAATTCTTGTGCAGTGGAGAGCCGCCAAGAAGACCGTTACGTCGTCGGGGATTGTACTCATTGAGGAAACGAAGGAAACGGAAAAGTGGAATAATCAAGTGGCGAAAGTCATTGCGGTGGGTCCACTAGCTTTCAAGAAACGCGATACACTCGAATCGTGGCCCGAGGGCAACTGGATCGAAATCGGGAACTACGTTCGAATGCCAAAGTGGGGCGGCGACCGCTGGGAAGTACCTTATGGGGACCCAGCACTAGGTGAAACCGCGCTCTTTAGTGTGTTTAATGATCACGAAGTAATTGCGAAAGTTACTGGTGACCCCTTGAAAGTGAAGGCCTTCCTATGACCCCCAACGATAAACTCGATTTGCAACTCGCGGA